CACGCCCCTTTTTTTACCTATTTAGCCCCCCTACTATTGTCTGTTTAGACAATAGTAGCCCTTGCAAACGGAAGGACTAACTTAGAAAAGAGAAGGGTTCCTCTCAATGGTTTGTTTATCTATGTTTTTAAGTTGCTTCCTAAGGCGCTGATGCTCTTGTTTGAGCTTCATAAGTGCTGTATATTGTTCGTTTTCTCTCAGTTGCTGCTCTATCTTATCTATTTCCTTTTGGGTAGTTTCTTGTTTTTGCAATAGTCTTTTCCTCCCTATAAGGGCACCATTGAAATAGTTAAAAAGAATGTCATAGCATTGTAGCTGGTATTCCCTTAATACTCCCGAACGAGACCTTAACGAAAATATCCAACCATAAATATATTTTTCAGGCAAACAAACCATCTCTTGAAGCCTATTTGATTTGTCGTATATTGTCTGTTTAGACAATATACGGTTCAACAAATCATCTTCTGAAAGATTTTTATAAGCACGAATATAATCTACTTCTAACGCTTCACAGATAGGTTTAATAGCGATCCAATATTCATTGGACACTTCTTTAAAGTAGATACTCTTTCCATTGAAAGATAAAAAACATTCTTTGTCCATTGTTATAAGTTTTTACAAGAATCTTTGCCAAAATTGAATAAGAGAAAACTTTGCCAAAGTAAAACTCTGGCAAAGTAAAACTTATAACAATTCCAAAAACAAAGATCCTTTGTTTCTGATAGGGCAAAGGTATTACTATCATTAGCAAATACAAAGGACAGATCTTTTCATCACTAACCACTATTTCCCTTCAGAGCCTACGGGAAGGGATGCCCACTAAAAAGCCCTGCAATTTCTTGCAAGGCTACTTAAAAATCTTTTTGTTATTCCTTACCAATCCTCACTCTTTCTTTCCTAATTTAGCAGAACAACTTTCACGATAAGTTCCTGTTAGAGTTATTTTGAGAGCAAAGATACAAAAAAATTAAAAGGACAACTTTGGAAAAAATTAACCACTCCCTCCTAACCACTATCCATTACCCCCTCTATCTCCTTCACTTGTAGTTTCATTTGTTCCACTTCCTCGCGCTTTCTGGCGATCTTCTCATTGAGCACCCATAAGCTCCTCACAGTCATGCCCTCTTCACTCTTTGCTTGTTCTTCCCACTTGGCCAAGCTCTTTTCTCGTGATACTATATTACTGCGCAATGTGTTGCGGCGCTGCACCAGCTCCATAGGGGTAAGGCGGCTGTAATCCTCTTGGACTGGCTCAAGGATCTTCTTATGATCACGCCAATATTGCAGCATCACATCACAATTGTCCATCGTCTCGAAGAGCTGCCAGAGCTGCCGCTGTATCTCGCAGGCTTTGACTTCGTCCTCCATAGGCACTTGGTTCAGGGAGAGCTTCAGCGAACAGGCACGGAGCCACGCCTCTTGCTTAGCCCTATACACCCCATGCAGTGCCACAGGATAATCGGCAATAAAATCCGCTTTTTTTGCTGGCTCCTCGCTTTTTTGTGTAGGCTCCCCACTTGTGGGGGTGACTTGTGACTCAGGCGCACAAGTGGGCTGGGCGGATCGCTCTTTGATAAGTCGCCTTACCTTTGCCTCTGCTTCTAAGGAATAGTAGCGAGGAACGCCTCTAAGATCTCCTCCAAGGCGTTCCAACTCATTAACCAATTCCCTATATTGAGTTTTATAATCCATAATGTCAGTTATCAGTGGTCAGTTATCAGTGGTCAGTGGTTAGTCTTTAATCATTGAACATTAATCATTAATCATTAGCCACTCCTCTTTTCATCTCCAGCGCTCGCTCCAAGTACGGCACATCCTTGGGGTAGTGCTCCCGCTTTTGGGCGATGAGCTTCTCAAGGGTTGCTGCGCCCAGTTCCGAGAAGAGCGCTACAGCCCCCTCTTTCAGCGCCAAGTACTTGAATCCAGTGATGTATAGTACCAAGGCATTGTACGGCACTCGCGAGAGGTCTACAATCTGTAACCCTGCTTGTACCTCCTTCTCCCCAGTGTAGTATACACGCCCTCCAGGGAGCAGCACCTCGAAGCACTCTTCCAGATTAGGCTTTAGGCGCTTTACCTCCCCCTGTTCTAAGGGGGAAGTAGTCGCCATGTTCTTATTTTCTTGATCCTTTGCCATTAATCATTGAGCATTAATCGTTAATCATTAATAATTATGCCTCAGCAATGCTTCCTGCATACTTGTACAACTTGGAGTTGGTGGTGATCTTCAGTGTTACCCCTGAATCGTCTTCGGCTTTCTTGCCTGTAGTAGCATCCGCCGAATCCATAAAGGCAGGGTTAATCTTTGTTCCCACTACCCACAAAGTACCTACAGCATCAGGCACAATAAAGGTCATCGGCACGTTCTTGTAACGCCCGATAAAGTCGAGCACCTTGTCCGAAAAGCGTGGAATCTTTGCCTCAAGGTCTGTCTTTGCCTTCTTGTTCCCCGCGTTGCCCACAAGGCTCATCTTTAGTTCGTTCTCGTTGATCTGTAGGTCTATCCCCTTCCATGTCTTCCCAGTGACAAGGGTTAGGTTTCCTTCTTCTATAGTGTTAGCCTTGCCCAGCTCCCCCGTATTAGGAGGGAGGACACACTTGTCGAGGAAGGCTGTAGGGGCATATAGCACACGCGTACTGATACCCCCGCTCACCTCGTCGTTAGGACAGCTATCCAAGCTCTCAAACGGAGCATTATCAAAACAATTTGTTGCCATTTCTTTTATCTTTTAAGTTTATTCGTTATTTGTTTTTACTCTTCACTCTTTACAATAAGAGCGCTTCCCCCGCCTATGAGCTGCACGAGTGCTTCCTCGTCTGCGGCCAACTCTTCCTGAGTGTAGCGCTCCCCACCGAATAGGATCTGCAAGGGCGCATCGTCTGCAAACTGGTACTTCTTTCCACGGAAAGAAAAGGCATGCCCCTCTCTCTTTTCCTCTGATATCTCAGGGGCGCCTGCACCCTCTTGGGTTGCTTCTCTCAAGGCAAGGGCTTTTTCCCTTTCGTCAAGGGACTGTTCTCGTTGGTCAAGGGCTTTTTCTCGTGCCTCCAACTCCGTACCGATGTCATTCAGTTCTGATTCCTTGCGATCCACAGCTGCTTCACGGGTGCTCAGCTCCGAGGAGCGATCCTCAAGGAGCGCCTCGCGCTCCTCAAGGGTCAGTTCTCTGTTTTCGTTATTATCTTTTGCCATATATTATCTATTTAATTATAAAAATAGGTTCGGATAGAACAACTTGTTCTGATCAGCGTTGTTCAAGCCTCTGTGCTTGCTGGCATCAGCAGTCTCTACGAATAGGTACTGGTTCACCGCAAAATCGTAGCCCAAGTGCCACTGAGAGAAGAGCTTCACTACATAGTCCTGCACCTGCACATCGTCCAATAGTGCGGGATTGTCTTTGCGATCGTACAAGCGGAAGAAGTTCCCATCGTACCACGCTATGATACGCCCTTTCTTCAGTCCTGGTACGCCCACTATGGTACGCCCAAACTTCGTTTTTCCACGCTGTGGATCCTTGAAGTCTATGTACTGGTTGGCAGGGGTCTCACGAGCCTCTACATAATCGTTGAACTCTTCCAAGGAGAGGAAGATAGTGCTTACTTTCCCTTGGTCAGGCAAGCCTTTTTCAAACTTCGTTACCCTATCCACTATGGTAGCGGAGGAATCCACGGGGATCAAGAAAACGGGGTTTTCTGTATCCGCCACGGCTCTGGTAACTACCTCATTGATTCCATCCATGGTCTTGGTGTAGTCAGGAGTAGTGCTCCCTACCTGAGTAGAATCGTACTTCCCTACAACTGAAACCACATTCAAGTCGGAGATGATCTTATCCTGCGCCATACGCATGATGTACTTGCTGATAGGCATTTCATTGGGTTTCTTCTCCTCTTCGTATAGTTCTTCTACCCAGCTGTCATACACCTCGTATGGGTTGATCTGAAAGTTCATTTTCTGTTGGAAGTTCTTCAGCAATTTCTTGCCAAAAGAAACCTTACCATACGGAGTCCAAGTATCCGAAAAGGCTTGCACTACATTGGTCATTAGTACATAAGGGATATGATACTCCCCTTTGACCTTTGGCAAGGTCTTAGCAAATTGGTTCAGTAGGATTTTATCCGAAAGAATCGCCGCTTGTAGCTCAAAAGGATTTTTCTTTCCATAACGAACCAACTCATTTTTGATTTGTTCAATGTCAATATTTCTTGCCATATTCTTACTTTTAAGTTGTTATTCTAAATTGTTCTTACAGCTGATTGTGTGCATCTTCCATTCGCACTACTTCGTCTCCGCTCTGCTGTTCGCGCCCGTCATTACTTGGCTGGGTATGTACTGGGCGTTTCTCCCCGTACTCCTTGCAAGTCTTCCCAAGGGCAGCAATGTCAGCGATTGCGTCCCCGTTACTCTTAAGGTCATTCAGCGCCATCGCCTCGCCAAGGGCTTCACTCAGCGCCTTGCCTTCTGTGGCGACTTTTTCTTTTTCAGCCTTCAGCGTGGCAATCTCTTGCTCAAGGGCGACCACTTGCTCCGCAGTCGCAGCTTCTTTCTTCTCTGCAAGGGCTGCCTCCACCTTGGCCAGCTGCGAAGCGGTAAGGCTTACATAGGCCTCACCCCCAAAGAGCGGCTTTTTTTCCTCTAAGGCACTCCCCAAGAGCGCCGATAACAATACGTATTTCATATCTCGTTTATTAAAGTTTCCAAACTCATTATTTCATCTACAAGGCCGACCTCCAGTGCGCCCTTAGGGGTATATACAGCCCCCTTGAACACGCGCCCGTCGTCCTTGATGTCTGCTCGGTACCCCTGCACGGAGCTAATAAAGCCCTTAGCCAGCTCGCTGAGGCGCTCCTTGGCCAAGGTGTCATCTCCTGCCACCAAGTCCCGCCATAGCTTGTTCTTTTCGCTGCTCTCAGGGGCATACACTTCATAGATCTTGGCGCCCCACTTCTCGAACATCTGCGAGTAGTCTTGCGTATGTAGCATGGTGCCAATGCTCCCTATGGCATCGGCAAAGGGGCTACTGACTACCTTATCGCAGGCTGCTGCAATCCAATAAGCTGCACTACACATATACCCATTGGTATAGGCTACGATGGGCTTTTCTATCCCCCTGATGATGTGGGCAAGCTCTGCCGTGCCTGAGACCATACCCCCGCCGCTGTTTATGTCTAATATGATAGCCGATACACTTGGGTGTGCGTCCAACTGCCGAAGGTAGCGCCCATAGCTCTGAGTACCTATATAGTCATAGGACGTATGCTTGACGATTGCCCCGTATATATCCACTACCACGGGGAAAGTATCCCGCCCGCTGGCACTCCCACTACGCGCCTGTACCTCCAGCTTAGCCTCATAATCCTCCTCCAGCTTCTCAGAAGCCGCAAAAGTATTGTCCTTAAAACCCTTTACAAGCGCAGGAATGATGGAGAATAGGTATTCTTTTTCTATTGATAGGATCATTTCTTTAGTTGTTAGAGATTTGTGGTTAGTATTTATTTACGGCAAAGGTAATATACCCCTTACACACCCCAAAGGACAGCTTTTATAATGATTAATGCCAACAATGATT